TGGGAAAGGCTACAACTGGAAAACCCATGTCCTCAAGCATTACCATCGTTTTTTGCCAGCGCGGGGGGTCAAAGACAAGTTCTCGGACATTGCGGTACTTGGTGCAGAACTGAATAATGACATCTTCAACTTCTAGGGTCGGAACACGCCAGCTTGCGTCATCTTCTGAAGTCTTTTCCCAGACAGCGATTGTAAAGATGTGTGGCTTGTCGTTTTCATCTCTTGGCAACCGAACGCCGATTACTGCTGTCGAGTCATTTGACCAAGATCCGTCAAAACCGATGATAAATTCGTCATCCTCGTTGTAATCGGACTGAACTTCAAGTTTTTCCCATGCACCTGACGGCAACCAGCTATCTTTTGACGAAACCCATTGGTTTACCCTTTTACGGCGAAATTCTGACTCTGGGGTTCGCAAAACGGCTGATTCAAAGTCTGACCGAGCGCAGATGTCATCAAAGCCAGGGTTAGACAGTTCCCAAGTAGCAGGGTCATCGTGTGCCATCTCCGAAGGTGCTTCCCACCAAGCCATAAAGAAAGTTGGGTCGTTTATTTCACCTCTGGCAACCTTTTGACCATACTGATACATTGCGTAAGCGATTGAATCCCCGCCTGTGCTGTCAGACTTTACGCCAGCAGTTGTAATGGCAATCATTGTGGCGATGTTACCTCTAGCACCTTGAGCAAGTTGCATAACATCCCATAGCTCACGATTAGGCTGTGCATGAGCCTCATCGAAAATAGTCATAGTTGGTGATAGCCCTTCCTTGCTAAAGGCTTCGGCTGACAACACTCGATAGACCGAACCGGTGCTTGGCACCTCGATAGCATCTCGGTAAAGTTTGCAGATTTCTGATAATTCACTTGCTTCTATTAGTTTTTTGGTATCACCGAATACTAGGCGAGCCTGATCCTTGTCAGCAGCACAAGAATAGACTTCAGCACCCCGAATACCTGAGCCAACAAGCCCATAAGCAGCAACAACCGACATTAGCGAGCTTTTTCCGTTTTTGCGCGGAACGCCTACATAAGAAACTCGGTTTTTTAGTCCTTTGTCATCGTGAGCGAACAAATAGCGTAAAAGTTCCTTTTGCCAGGGTCGTAAGTCCATAGGTGACCCTGCTTTACCCGCAACCGAGTCTTTTGTAATGATTCCAAAGGCTTCAGCAAAGTCAATGACATCTTCACCCTCTCCGTTAGCTAATTCTGCCTCAGAAATAGGTGTCAGCCAAAGCGGGGGCCAGTTACTGACCTTTTTCAAGCTCACGCTTTGTCCTTCTGGCAAATAGTTCCTCAAGCTTTGACTCTCGCTTGACTTCTGCTAAACCGAGTCTTGATCTTGCCTCTGGTGAGAAACCGAGTTTGTTCATGTTTGACGAGATTATGTTTTCAAGGTCATTGAGTTGTTTGTACAAGTGCCAGTCATAGTCGTTCTGCAAGCGTTCCATAATCTCACGCCGTCTGTCATATTGTTCGCAAGTCATCTGAAGCAGGTGAACATCTATCGCACCAATCCAAGGCAAGCCGTATTTATAGACATCATCCCAGAGCTGTAAGCCGTCTTGACCGAGTTCTCGCACAGGCTGGCGCTCACCTTTAGGGATAGAGGCTAGTTCTCCGGCTTTAGGCAGGGTTTGATGACCTGGGTTACCAAGCAAGCGTTTCTGCTCAAGTGGCTTTGCTGGATTCGGCATTTTTCTTTATCTCCCTTTGTTTCAAGGCTAGCAGAAAAACTTTGAACCTAGAAAAAGTACGCAAAGGTGCGAGCGGGGTGTCGGTGGACTCGGCGTGTCGAAGATTTGGGCCACTCCGGGGGTATGCCTAGGGGGTGTGGCTAAGGGTTAGCAGTTGCGGGTGTATGTGGCGCGTACAGGGGCCGCCGTAATGTCCCCCTAGTGTTTTGCTTCTTAGATTGCTCATGGCTTCTATAAGCTTTTAGTGGCTTGCTAGGGCGTAGGGGCCTCGTCGGGGGGCGTGGCCGGGGGGGCGGGGGGCGTGCCTATTGTTAGGCGTGGCCTAGTATCCCCTTAGTCATTAGGCGCGGGAGCTTTTTAGTTTTTATTTTCGCGGCTTGATCTTCAGGCTCAGGGCTACTGGTGCAGGGGGGGCGGGGCCGCTATTGTCTAGCTCTATCTTGATCTTGATTAGACTCAAGCGGTCGCTAGGGGCGGCAGGGGGGGGCGGGGGGCTAGGGTAAGACTAACGCCCTAAGCGGTTAGGCTCAGGGCGTTAGGTGTTGCGGTGTTGCGGTTATGCTTCAGCTATTGTCAGAGATCTAAGGCGGTTATCGCTTGCAGTGTCATTAGCTGCCACTTTATAGCTCAGGCGCTTAGTCTTTACCGGCTCCATTCTCTCGACTATCGCGGCCCTTATTGCACGCTTGGCCGCTCTCATAGAGTTGCTAACTATTGCTTCAGCTTCTCCAGTGTTGCCTAGTGCTATTGGATAGACAATATGGCAGTGCCATATTCCAAAGCCATCAGCATAAGTGCTTAGTTCATAATCCTTCATGGCTTTATTCCCTTCTTACTCTCACCCGCGATTATCCCGCCAAACAATACGGCACTAAAGGCAGTTAGGCCATAAGTCGCGCGGCTAATCATTCTCCAGGCCTTCACCCATTCAGCACCCTTTAGACTCTCAGGCGCGGCGCTTGCAGGCTTAGGCGCGTATATGGCGCGCCGTTGCTCAGGCGTTAGCTTCATAGCTCCCGCGATTAGTTCAGGATCATCTACCCGCCTAACCTTCTGAGCTGCCAGAATAGCGCGCTGCCTTGCAGGGTTCACTTGCTCCCGCTTTTATAGCAGGGACAAGTGCCGCCGGATATAAGCCCGTTAAGACTTATCGCCTCAATGAGTAGCGCGACCTTCTCAGCGTCATCCCAAGGCTCTAGCATCGCCTCGAGTTCATCGCGCTCACCTTCATCCACAAGGGCGGCAACATCTTCTATCAGCCGCTTCATCGCGCTCATTACTTACCATCCTGAGTGCAGTCATCATAGACTTTAGGCCCATCTTCACAGGTGCAGAATCCAAACAATTCAACCTGCTTAACATGAGTTAGGTCTGCCAGTTCGCTCCAGGATAATTGGGGCGGGTCATCATGAATAATTAACTCGGTCATTAGTTTTCATTCCCTTCTTTAGCCTTCATAGCTTCAAGGTGTTTTTTATTAGCTTCTTGCAGCCTTGCTTGCTGCTCAGCGTGCTTATCTGCCAAGTATTGCTCAGCATCTAAGGCCCTAACTAATTCATCCAAGGCGATTATGTCGCGCCTAGTTGCATCATCTAAGGTATCTATCCATTCAAGCCAGTCATGTAAGCGCTCCAACGCTATCCATGCAGTCTTAATGGTTATCTCGATCTTCTCATTCTCATTAGTGTTCATGTTGCTTTATTCCCTTCTTTTTTTTATTGGTTAGCTAGTTCGATATCTAAACACCAAAAACATAAGTTTTGGCCTTCATGTTCGGTTATGCCTTCAGTGGCTTGGCAGTCGCTCCATCCATCGCAAGGCGTAAACGCTTCTAGCGTGAACTCAGCGCCAGGCCATTCATCGTGGCTAGTTCGCTTAATTGTGCAGGTTTTACCGGCAAGCGTAAACTGTAAAGTAAAGTCACCATTCAGCATTAACTTATTCAGTAATTCGCGGCTAATCTTGTCGCTGCCAGCTTCTCTAATAAAGGCATAGCCGCTCAGACTTCTCCATCCCATTCTTACGCCTTGGATAATTACGGCGCTGGGGTATTCATTCAGGCGCTGCCATTCATCAAGCAATTCGAGCGCGCCCTCAGTCATCCAGTCGCCGCATCCAGAGCAATAATCCGGTGTTATCTCAGGTATCTCATTCCCTTCTTCATCTATGGCGGTGCATTCGCAATTAGTTGACACTAACGCGCTCCAGTCGCTTCTTGTTTGCATATTCTTATTCCCTTCTTTTTTTAGTTGATCCATGAGCCGCCACAAGGGCATGCCTTAACTTCTTCTAGGTCTTTAAAGGTTTCAATAGTGCCGCCATATTCTCCAGTTTCCAATTCCAGCTCATAATATCCACGCACGCTTAAGCGGTTATCACATTCTTCAGAGCTGCAACTAAAGTAAGCAGAATCAGCGTTAAATATGAATTCTTCTTTACTTGATACCTTAAACACTTTTGGTGAAGTGTAGCCGCCGCGAACATCAGCGCCACCATGAACTTGCAGGATTAGGTATTCAGTTCCACCCATTCCAAAGAATGTCCCTTGCAGGGTTTGATCCAATAGCCAGTCTTCAAAATTGTAGCTATTAAAGGTCCAGCGTGCATTACTGTAAAAGTCCCCGCCTTCACCTGGCACGCCTAACTTATCAAGCCAAAGCTCATCTATCTCTAGCCATGACTCATCAGGGTAATCAGTGGCGAACGCATGATATGCCGCCGTTAATGCGCGGTCATAATCTAAGTTATTCACTAAGTGCCAGAATGTTGACCTGCCAACTTCTGGATATTCTTCACCCTCAAAATAGGCTTCAGGCTCAGCCTTAAAATCTTCTAGGGTTTTAGTTTGGTTGCGCTGCCATGCGCGGCCATCGCTGCCGCCGCTATCTAAGAAGTGAGTGCCGGTGTTTTCGGTTAACATTCCATAGATTACGGCTTCAGTGTTTTCGGTTATTGTTTGCATCTTTTTTATTCCCTTCTTGTTTTTTTAGTTAGTTGCTAGGTATTCAATAGCTGAGGCCACCGGTTCCCAAAGCAATGAGCCTAGGATTATTGCGATCATCAGCGTTGCAGTTAGTAAGCCGCTATTCAGTTGCTGCCAGTCTCTATCGGTCATCAGTTCCCTTCTCTCAGGCCTTGTCTTTGCCTTGTCCCAATTTTGGCAGTTTTTTGCTTTTTTTGCAAGTTTTTTGCTTTTTTTAGTTTTCGGGCGTGTCGCGCTCTAGACTAGCGCGGTAATCCAGCGGCTCCAGCTTGCAGACAAGGCGTAAGCCTGGCCGCCTTACTTCTTATCTATGCGCTGCCAGTGTCTGCCGGCTTCTAATTTTGCTTTATTTAGTGCCTAGCAGTTTCGGGCGGTTATCGTGGCGCCATGTCTAGGTAATTAGGGCGCGGTTAGTGTCGCGGCGTGATCCTCTAAAGCGGGTTCAACTAGGGCGCGGGTGTGGCTCTCAGGCTCTCAGAATGTCGAACAAGTGTTCGATTAGGCCATTAGAACAAGTGTTCCGAACAAGTGTTCGAGCAGATTTTTAGGGTCTTTTTCGGTCATTCTGGCAAAGTTTCCAACCGAATCCTGACCGAATTTTTCAACCGAATCCGAAACTTTTTCAACCGAATCCTGACCGAATATCGGAATTATTTGAGTGGCTTGTTTCCTCGGCTGGCGTTACAGGATCTATGTGCAGCAGCAAGTGGGCTATCGGGGTCACCTGGTCTAAGGTGGTCAGCTTGCCAAGGGTCGTTTAGTCTTGCGCCTTCGTGACAGATGTGGCACTCATAGGCGTTCTCTCGAACTACTCTTGCTCTCATTTTGTAGTCACCGGCATACTGTCCTGTTGCTAGTTTTCTAGCTCGGCGCTTCATCTCTGCTGCATCATCCCAAATCTTCTGGTGAGTTTCACAGCGTGAGGATCCGTTAGTAAGTCTGTTGCAAACTAGGCAGGGCATCTTGGGCATATCCCCCCCTCTCTTTTTTTGACTTTTTCTGGCAAGATACTTCGAGCATACCCCCCCTACTTATTTTTTATGCGTCTTTTCCCCAACCGATTCCCATGAAGGTTACTGCTGGTGGGTCATACACTCTCACTAAGTCTTTGACACAGTTAGTGCAGATTGGGGTTCGCTCTGGTTCTGTAATTCCTCGGATGACTCGCATTTTGAGGTCACAGGTTTTGCATTTGTATTCATAAGTTGGCATTTATCTTTTTTCTTTCTTGCATCTATGCGAGCCAAGGCATCTAAAAAACCTTGAGTGTGTAGGTCTAAGGTCACAGCTTGTAAACAGTTCCTTGGAAGTGTGTGTCACGCTCTAGCTCGAAACAGACAATGCCTGTAACGCTCTCAGAGCCACTAGACAGTCTGTACCAGTCCGAGCCGTTGTCGCTAGTGCTGGCCTGAACCCAGTAACGAGATCCGCCGTTATGAGCTAAACCGAGTTCCTCGACTTTGAGGTAATGAAAATGACCACTAACAAAGGT